TTGCTGTATAATCGAAACGTGAATCTGACCCCATATTACCTACAACAGCTGGCCCTGAATTTATCCCTATACCAATTGCAATACCTAACTCTGCTGCTTTTATTTCGTCTCTTATCTGAACAGCTGTTTTTATAGCGGCATCTTCATGATTATCTTGGTCTAATGGAGCGTTAAAGATTGCCATCATAGCATCACCAATATACTTATCAACCATACCACCGTTACGTCGCACTGCATTAGCTTGGATAGTTAAAGCTTTGTTCATAATCTCAGTAACTTGTTCAGGTTCGAGTTTTTCTGACAAAGCAGTAAAACCTCTAACATCTGTAAATAAGTAAGTACAGTATCTTTTTTCACCACCTAACTTTAAAAGGTCAGGATTGTCTTGCAAACGTTTCACTTGTCTTGGATCTAAATAATGCTCGAACTGTTTTTTGATTTGTTGGCGTAATTTATATTGTTTTTCAAAGTTTAAATAGAAAGAAACTGCTCCAGTTACGAATCCAGCCACCATAGTATAAGAAAAATCCAGTAAAATACCCCTACCTATCATGTAAGCTCCTGTATAACCTGTAGCCGAAAATAGTAATAAAAAGCTTATCAAACCATTAGTAACTCCAAAAGATTGCGTTAGAAGCCAAATAAGAAAGCAAAAAATTCCAAAAATAAAAATTTCAGCCGATAAATGCCAATCTGGTATATATGGTGAGTTTTGTATCAAGATTGACTCGGCTAGAGCAGCTTGTATTTTATGTGGCTCTGATAATTCACCAGAACTTGTAGCCACTTGCGGCATTATGCCTTTACCAGTTACACCAACGAATACAAATTTATTAGCAACTTGCATTTCAGATAAAGTTGTTTCAGGTGTATCAACCCAACTTATCCATTTCCTACCTAGACTATCAACCTTAACAGGCGGTATACCTTTCACTCTGATTTCTTCTAAACCGTATTCGTTTGTTTTGATTACATATGTATCAGAGCCAGTAAGCAACTTATAAACTTGTGTACCGAAGCTAGGCACCCAGCCGTCAGGTATACGATACATAAGAGGTAACCGTCTTACTAAGTTATCAACGTCAACAGGTGCTGAAACTATTCCCTCTAACGTTACATCTGACATACCAGGTATGTTAGGTAAATGACCCTCTAATAAAATACCAGGAGCATCTTCTCCTAATATTACGGTTCCCTCTGGTGATGGATATACTTGGTTGTCATATGAGAAAGTGGCAACAACTGTGGGATATGTACTTAACTTTTTAAAGAGGTAGTCATCACCACCATTCTCAAACCTGTCTTTATCTACAAATGATAACACCCAACCAACACCTATTGCACCATTTGCAAATATTTCTTCTGTTATCTCTGCTATTCTTGATCTTGGTAGAGGCCAACCACCCTCTGCCTGTATAGTAGATTCATCAATATTAATTATAGTGAAGTATTCAGATGGTTTATGTTTCTCTACTAAAGCATCAAAGACTTTTAATTTTAATATTTCAGTAGGTGTAGATTGTGTAATCAGCGGTATTGATAATATACCTAATAGTACAAAAAATATTTTAAGTCTCATCCTGCACTTTGTAATATGGTAATACTAGAATTAGTACCACCGTTTATCTTTACGGTTCTGGTTACACCATCTTGTGTAAAAATTACTGTATAAGATTGGTCAGCGTTTATTTGTAGTTCTGCATTTTGTGTAACTTTTCTTATCAAACGCAGAGTATCGCCATCTACAATAGTTGTGATGTTTGTTTCAAGATCTTGACCAATACTTGTGCCTTGTATGTCAACACCTGAAACCTGTCCTAATAATTCTGTTTCTTGTTCTTCTTCTAATAAATCCAATACATCTAGCAGATCTTCTAAAAAGTTTACGTTGAGGTAGTCTATATCTAGCTCTGTAAATTCGAAATCAGGATCTTCTTCTAATAAGTCTTCCTCTAATAAATCTACATCAAGATCTGTAAAATCTAAATAATCTGCGGTATTAGTGGTGTTTTCTTCTGCAATAACATTTTCTTCTTTAGGTGGGCTAATAATTAACATGTTATCTATAAACTGTAAATCTATATCTAATGTTACTGGTTTGGTTGGTGATTGTTCATATACCCTAGTAGTTGTGGCTTGGTAAGGTTGATTAAGTACAACCTGGCCCATAGCTGTAGACACCACTATCTCCCCACTAGGATCGCCGAACTCGTTAGGCAAAAGTATTATTAAAGACTTACCTGTTTCATCTACCGTACAAGTAAAATCTGTACCTCTGACTGCAATATCAGCGGTTGGTGTTTTCAAAGATATATTGTTTTTTGCAAGCTGTCCTGAAATGAACCGTATAGTACCACTAGCAAACTGTAAAGCCATTTTGCTGTTACTAGGATTAGCATCATATATATATTCATCAATAATTAGTGAAGAATGTTCTGTTAATTTAACGGTTGAATTATCAAGGAAGGTAATACCGATACGCCCAGCTCTAGTTTGAACGTCATCATAAGAGTTTATGTCAAAGTTTAATACTGCAGGATAGGGCTCATCTCTTAAGATTTGCCCATACCCTCTCAGTTCTGTAATGTCACCTATACTACTAGCATGTAGTAGCAGTCCCACCGTCATTTTGTACCACACAAAAAGTCGAATTAGATCCATTTGTTGTAATCTTGAGCCAGTCTCTGGCTAGGGTTGATGATTGTGTAATAGTGAAGGTGTTAGAACTACCATCTAAATCTAAATAAAAATAGCCACTATCGCTTGCACTTGTGCCTGCATATCCACTTCCAGAAAAAGTAAGTTCGTTGCCATCTCCAAAAACATCTATATAGTTAGTAGCATTTTCATAATCAATATCAAATTCAAATTCGTTATTATCTCCATCTATAATCCAATCCAAATCCAAATAATCAGCATTAGATGCCTCACCTATCTCAATATCAAATATGTTGCTTCCACCTGCAACTTGAACATTAAGATTAGCGTAGTCGGCAGAATATGCACCGTTACTATTTAACAAAATATCAAGCACGTTCGAGTCGCCTTGAAAGTCAAAATAACCTGTTACATTATCTGAATTTATGCCATCTGATCTGAATATGTTACTACTTCCTATTTGATTAATAGTAAGTGTCATATCTGTACCGTCTAGATCCAAAGCAGTCATTGTGCCAGAAACAGCACTTGTGCCACCGATCAAGTTGCTACTACCAAGTTGTTCTAACTTTATAGTGGCATTTGAACCAGTTTGCTCAACGAATATTTCGTCGTCTGCAAATAAACCTAAAGATAAAAGTAAAAAAATTATACGCATAATCATTCCATATATTGCCAATAACTCTTCTCTTCACCTTGGGCTATTATATCTACAATACCAGTTTCTATCGCTGCTTGCAAAGCTATAGACTTACTTTCATTCATAGCATTACCACTTTCGAACTCAACCAGTTTAGTACCATCTGCAATATATCTAAAAAAATCGTTTGATAAGCCTACAGATAAGATAGTTTTAGTAGTTAAATTTTCTATTAATATTTCACCTGTAGATACAGAAACTAAACGCATAGACACTACAACAGTATCTTCACGATATTGTTTAGAATTACCTATACCTAAATATCTAGCACCCATACCCCCAGTAAGCAGGTTAGTGTTGTAATCAATTATGACACCTTCAAGGATCGTGCCTGCAAACAATAAGGGTAATTGCTGATCGTCTTCTTCAAATCTTTCTCTAGTAGATCTTATTATTTGTCGCTCTCGTGTGACATGATCTATACCTACTCGTTCTACTACACGAAAAAAACGTGATTGTTTTAACGCTCTTATTACATAGGCTTCAGGTGCTTGTGTTAGTGCTGAACTGAAACTAGCATAACCATCTATTGATTTACGTTGTCCCGTTGCATCAGGAAAAGCATAAACAGCAACTACAGGTCTTTGCTTCGCTGGTCTTACTTGTTTTATAGCATCAGTTACGGGTAAGTTTATAAATGCAGATTTAGAAAAACACTCTGCCTTACCAACGATAGTGACTACATCTTTGTAATCGTTATCTGGATTTTGTAAACAAGGAGATATGTAAGATAGATGTGTAGTGCAACTAGAAACCAAAATCCCCAATAGGGATAGTGATAGTAGTTGTTTCGCCAGTAGTTTCATTAAATATAGACATTGTAATAGTTATACCGTCGCTAGTCCAAGTTATCAGATTATCGAACAGAGTGAAGCTGCCTTGATCTGCTGGATCTTCGCCAAATAATTGATCTACTAATTGCCTGGATAATTGTGCGTAAACTCTAGATTCGAAGTTTCTTAAAAATCTTGCTAGCGTTGTGTTCTCAGCATCTCTCTGTAGCTCGTCTTGTAATGCTTTTATTTCAGCCTCTAAAGCTTCACGCCTAGAATACTCTTGCTCGTCGATAGTTAAATAATGCTGACTTGTACCAATACCACTGAATGACGGAGACTTAAACTGAAATTTAATTTCATCAGCAAGGACAGGAAGCATTAAGAATGGGATTAAGTATATTGCGCAACCTGTCCTTTTATATTTGTCTTTGTAATAATCGTCATTCATAGCACTAAACTCCAAACCCATAAACAAAAGCTTATCATTAAAATCCAAACTGTTAATTTTTGCCAGTCTGTTTTATATCTAATCTTTTCTTTGATCATCTCTGTCTGCCTTAGCAATTTTATTACTATCAATTAACTGTGGTACTCCTAGTATAGTTTTTATTAGGGTGTCTTGTCTAATAATCTCATTGTCCAAACTTC